AAAAACCCGAGTCTTTGTTTCCCTCCCTAGGGCGTAGTCAGTCTGGTAAACGGGGTTCCCGGAAGCTTCGGGGTTATGGGCTCTCGCACCAGGCGTATCGCCGCGCTTTGGTGCCTATTGTGGCGCGGGGGACGGTGCTGTGTGCCCGTTGCGGCGAGCTGATCGTGGCGGGCGACGAGTGGGATCTGGATCATCGCGACGACCGGTCTGGGTATCTGGGGCCAAGCCATGCTCGTTGTAACCGGTCGACGATGAAGCGGCGGCGGGTGGTGTCGCGGCGGTGGTGAAGACCGCGACGAAGCCGAAGCGTCAGAGGCGGCCGGCGTTGGTGCCTCCGCGGGTGCGGTGGGCTCCGGAGGCTCCGTCGTCGCTTGGGTCGCAGGCGGTCAAGTTTGCGCGCCGGGTCGGGATGCGGCTCGACCCGGAGCAGGAGCTGGTGTTGGCCGGCGCGCTGGGTGTCGGCAGCGACGGGCGCTGGCGGACGTTGGAGGTGGGGTTGAACGTGCCGCGGCAGAACGGGAAGGGCGAGGTGCTGATCGCGCGGGAGCTCTATGGCCTGTTCGAGCTGGGCGAGCGTTTGGTGATCCACACCGCGCACGAGTTCAAGACGTCGGCGGAGCATTTCAACCGGTTGGAGGACGTGGTCCGGAACTGCCCGGAGCTGCACGGGCGGGTGAAACGGAACTACCCGTCGGGGCGGATTGTCGGCTACCGCTACAGCCACGGGGAGGAGTCGATCGAGCTGCAGACGGGCGAGCGGATCGAGTTCAAGACGCGGACGAAGTCGGGGATGCGCGGGTTCGCGGGCGTCGACTGTCTCGTGCTCGACGAGGCGATGATCATCTCGGAGTCGGCCCACAGCTCGGCGATGCCGATCATCCGGGCCTCGAGCGCGCCGCGGGGGCCGCAGCTGTGGTATGCGGGGTCGGCGGTCGACCAGGAGTCGATGGACAACGGGGTCGTGTGGACACGGGTGCGGGAACGCGGTGTGGCCGGCGGCGACGACATGCTGGCGTACTTCGAGTGGTCGCTCGACGCCGAACATCCCGACGATCTTTCGGACGAGACGCTGGCCGACCCGGCGGCGTGGCGGGCCGTGAACTTCGCGATCGTGCGGGGGCGGGTGACGGAGAAGCACATGGCCTGGGAGCGCAGGGCGATGTCGGCCAGGGGGTTCGCGGTCGAGCTCCTCGGTGTGGGTGATTGGCCGCCGACCGACGACTCCGTCGACGCGCTGGTCACGGTCGAGGAGTGGCTGGCGTTGCAGGACCCCGGGTCTGTGCTGGTCGACCCGGTCTGTTTGGCGTTCGACGTGTCGCCGGACCGGCGCTCGTCGATCGTCGCCGCCGGCCTGAACGAACAGGGCCGCCTGCATGTCGAGGTCGTACATTCGGGGATGGGCACGGGCTGGCTGCACGACCGGCTGGTGGCGCTGTACTCGAACCATGATGTGGAGGAGATCGTGTGTGACGGCTACGGGCCGAGCGCGGCGATAGCGAGGCGGGTCGACGACGCCGGCATCACCGTCCGCAGGCTGGATTCGCAGCAGTACGGGATCGCGTGCGGGCTGTTCGTGGACGCCGTCGGCGAGCAGGCGCTGCGGCATCTGGGCCAGGACGAGATGACGCTGGCGGTGCGGGGGGCGAAGGCAAGACCGCTGGTCGACAGGTGGGCGTGGTCGCGGACGAAGTCGACGGTCGACATTTCGCCGCTGGTGGCTGCCACCCTCGCCCATTGGTCGGCGGTCGAGAACAGCGTCGGGACAACGGCGATCTTCTGATGGGTCTCCTGCAACGGATCCGGGAGTTCGACCCGTTCGCCGAGGTGGCGCGGGAGGAGCCGCAGCCGCTCGAGGGGACCCGCATGGATTTGTTCAACAGCATCATCCCGAACTGGTGGGCCGAGAACATCACGGGGACGTTCCCGGTCGGCGACGCGGCTTTGGTCGACCGTGTGTGGGTCGCGAACCGGTGTGTGCAGCTGAACGCGCAGCAGATCGCGTCGATGCCGATCGAGTGGCACGGCCCCGACGGCGGCGACGAGCCGGCCTGGGTCTCGAACCCTGATCCGCATCTGTTCCCGAACGGGGTCGACGCCGTCCACGCGATCGTCGACCAGATCTACCGGCACGGGTTCGCGTGCCTGTATGTGACGGATCGGTACGCGGACGGGTTCCCGCGCACCTGGACCGTGCTCGACAGCGCGGCGCTCGACATCCGGTTCGCGGACGGCGTTCGGGAGTACCGCTACTCCCAGGATCAGATCCTGGATCCGGCCCGGGTCGTGCAGATCGACAGGAACCCGACCACGCGTGCGCACGGCACCTCGGCGCTGGCCGCCTACGCGCAGACGGCGTGGTCGTTGTTGGCGGCGGGTAACCAGTCGATGACGGTCTCGACGGGCGGGATCCCGCAGACGGTGCTGAAGTCGGCGAGGAAGCTGACGAAGGACCAGGCCGAGGATCTACAGGCGCAGTGGATGGAGGCGACGGGGCGCCGGTCGGGGGCGCCACCGGTGCTGCCCCCGGAATTGGACTTCCAGGCGCTGTCGTTCTCACCGGCGGACATGGCGCTGCTCGAGACGCAGGAGTGGAACAGCCGCGTGTTGGCGACCGCGTTCGGGGTCCCCGCCGTGATCTTGAACATGTCGCTGCAGGGCGGGTTGACGTACCAGAACCCGATGGCGCTAATGCAGATGTGGTGGCTGACCGAGCTCCGCACGCTCGTCCGGATCGTCCCCTACGGGCAGACAGCCCGGGTCTCCGACGGCGGCCCGCCCTACGACGAACAGTGGATGCCCGGGGTGTTCTCCCACCAGGTCAACGCCGCCAACCGGGTGCTGGTCAACTTCGAGCACCAGCCCGGGATCGGCGGCGTCGTCGGCCACGGTCTCGAGCTGCGCGACGCCGCCGACGGGTTCCACGGGTCGTTTCGGCTGCACGGATCCCCGGACGGCGACAAGACGCTGCTGCTCGTCAAAGAGGGCATTCTCGACGGGGTCTCGCTGGAGGCGATGCCCGTCAAGACCGTCCGCACGACCGCCGGCGTCACCCAGCGGGTACGAGCCAACCTGCGGGCGGTCGCGTTGTGCCGCAACCCAGCCTACGCCGACGCGAAAGTGTTGGCCGTCCGCGAAGCCATCATCGACGAAGAGATGCTGCCCGTCGACATCGACCCCGAGCTGATCGAACGCTGCCGCCGGCTCGGCCTGAAAGTCCCGCAGCGATACGAGGCGCACCCCGCGAGCGGACACCCCGGCGAAGAGCCCGGCACCTCCGGAGACGGCACCCGCCAGACCATCGGCACACCAACGTCTTCGGAGGAACCATGGGAGCCACACAGAGCGAGATCCGGCTAGCCCGGCTGCTCGACGAACGCGAGACGGTCCAGTCCCGGCACGAGTCGCTGATCGCGGCCGGAAACGTCGAGGACGGCGACGGGTCGTTTACGTCGTCGCAGGAAGACCAGATCAAGCTGTACCGCGACCAGGCCGTCAACCTGGACACGGAGATCGGCGAGCTGACCGAGACCGTCGAACGCGACCGGAAGGCACGGGAGCAGTCGAAGCAGATCAAGAGGCAGCTGGCGTTGGGCGTCGACGGCGTCGAGGTCTCCGACGACGGCGTCGTCTACCGCGACTTCAAGTCCTACGCCCGGGATTTCCTGGTCACCCGGCACTCGCCGGAGTGCGCCAAGATCGCCCGCCAGTGGGGGATGACGGACACCGACATCCTCGCGGCCCGCGAAAGGATCGAGATGATCCAGCGGACCCCCGCGAACACGCTCACCTCGAACATCGCGGGGCTGACGCCGCCGCAGCACATCTCGGAAATCTTCCAGATCATCGACAAGTCCCGCGGCCTCGTCTCGAACGCCCGCCGCGTCGACCTCGAACGGGGCCAGATCACCTACCCGCAGGTCGACACCTCCCCGATCGTCGCCGTCCAGACGTCGGAGAAGACGGAGGCCGGCAACGTCGGGATGGCGATCTCGATGGTCACCAAGACCGCGTCCACCTATCTCGGCGGCGGCGACCTGTCCTGGCAGGCGATCAACTGGTCGACGCCGAACGCGCTCGACCTCTGGTTCGACCTCGTCGCGGCCGACTACGCGTTGAAGACCGAGACCGACGCGGCGACCGTAGTGTCGAGCTCGGGGTTCACGAACAGCATCAGCTCGCCGCTGGGTGCCACACCGACCTACGCCCAGCTCGTGGCCGCGATCGGCGCCGGCGGCGGCAAGGTGTACGCGTCGTCGGGTCGGATGGCGAACGCGGTCATCATGGCCCCCGACCGCTACTGGCTCGCGATCGGACTCACGTCCGACTCGTCGCTGGCGTTCGGCCAGACCGGGCTCCTGAACGTGTCCGCGGAACAGGCCAACCTCCGGGTCATCGTCAGCCGCGGGCTGAACGCGGGCGAGATCATCGTCGGCGACATGTCCGCCCTGTTGGTCGCGGAGACGCCGGGTGCCCCGGTCGAGATGCGGGTCGTCGAGCCGGCGATCGGCGGCGTCGAGGTCGGGCTGATCGGCGCGTTCGAGGCCGCCGTCGTCGACGACGGCGCGTTCGCGACCGTCACGACCGCGAGCTAGGAGAGGAATGGCAGAGGCACCGGATACCGCAGCCGACGCGATCGCGGCCCTCGGCGCATCGCCGACGGCCGACGATGTCTACCACGCCACGATCGACTTCTCGGCCCGGGAGATAGCGGCGGCGGCGGTATCCGGAGGCGGCGGTGGGGGCGGGGGCGGCGTCGGCGTCGAGTCCGTCCACGTCACGATCCCGCACGCGCAAATCCTGACCCTCAAAACGACGCCGGTAACCCTGGTCGCGGCGACCGAGGTGCTCAACTACGACGGCGTCCCGGCCACGATCCCGTGGCCGGTCGCCTGCACCGTCATCGGTGTCAGCGGCGGCGGCGCCCCCTACGTGCTCGCGGGCGAATTCCCGGCTCTCTACATCTATCTCTCGACGGAATGGGATATGCCGGTCGCCGTGAGCAGCCGGGTTCTGTTCCAGGAGATAGACGGTCTGCCGCTCTTCTCCCACGAGCCCGCCGTCTTTTTGCCGAAGGCGGGCCAGTTCGGGTTCGCGGCCCAGTTCGACCTGTTCAGCGAGGCGCTGAACGCCGACCTCACTGGCGTCCTCAACGACAACGGCCTTTCGCTCCTACTCGGTGCCAAGACGGGGAGCGCCAACCCGACCGGAGGCGACGCCAGCAACCGGTTGGAGGTCTACCTCTCCTACGTGGTGCTGACACTCTGATGGCCGCGACCCGGGTGATCAGGAGACTCCGCGACCTCGACGACGTCCGCACCCTGGTGGATCCGGGGTTGGGTGCGGCCCCCGTCGACGACGGCTCCGGCGTCTACCCGCTCACCCGGGTCACCACCACCACCGACCTCGACGCCATCCTCGCGAGCGTGGCCGCGGTCGAATGGCACTACCTCGAACCTTTGAACGGCTTCGAGAACCTCCCCAACCTGTTCGGCGACAACTGGGCGCCGCTGCGCTACCGGCTCACCCTCAACAACATCGTCCACCTCGAAGGCCTCGTGAAGCCGCCCCCCGCACAGTCCGGCTCGCCGACCGTGATCTGTCTGATGCCGGCCGACTGCCGCAGCGGCTACGACCTCGTGTTCCCCGCGAAGAGCGCGGTCCCGGACGAGGAGGGGCACATCTACCTTCGCTCCGACGGTCGGCTCGAGCTCGCGAGCGCCCAGCCG